AAGGCTAGCGTCTTATCAAACGACTGCTGGTAAGCCTGCAACCCTACTGGGCCAGCCTGACCAATAACTTGTCCAATGCTAGGCTTGCTTTGCCCAGGTTGACCACGGGAGGATTGCAACAGAGCGAACCCAAGGTTTGTTAGCAAGGCGTTTTGTGCGCGCTGCTCTGCTGCTTTCATCTCTGCCGGAGACAATAACCCTTGCGGTAAACCGCCGCCCAAAAGTTCTTGAAGTGTAGCCATATATTTACCCTAACAAAGTCGTGAGGTTTGGTACGTCTGGTTGGTACTGCGTTCCTAGCAATCCGGTTTGTGGTTGGCGGGACGCAAGTAGGTTTAGCACCCCAGAATAATCCACCCCAGACGGCGTTGCTTGTTGAGACATTTGCTGCGCCTGTGGGATTGCAGTTGGTTGTTGCTGTCCACCCATTAAACTACTAAGTGAGTTTGCGGCTTTCAACACATCCGTGGTGCTAATTTTGGAAGCTGACTTTCCAACTTCTGAAACCGGTATCGTGTTGTTTATGTATGAATAAATCTCTGCCTCTGGCAGACCCATTCCAGCATAAGTTGCGGCTGTTTCTGCGAGTCCAGTTGGAACCCCTGCGTATGACAGGGTAGAGGATATTTGGGCTGTTGAAAGCCCCTGATTGGCAAGTTGGGCTGCATCTGCTGCAATAAACTGAGCCTCTGCCGCAGATAAACCTTCTGCTCCAAAACTAGGCATACCATAGTAAGCTGCGCCACCAAGCGCGGCAACCGTGAGCCAGCCACCTGGTATTTCTTCGTTTACCCAATCGTCAATATCTCTACCGACTTCACGGATGTCCTCTACGGCTTTGTTTACTGGCTTGCTTAACTCGTCAATCGTTAAGTCAATCCCTGTATTTTTTTCAACCCAACCCATTTTCCCACCTTTGTAGTTTGGTTATCCCTTTGTGAGTCCCTAGACTTTTATCGTCTGACATCACAACTTCATCACCGTATCTTGAATAGACCGACTTTAACCTCTCGTCAGTAAAGTAAGTAATTGCGTACTCTTTGTCTTTAATCGCATGAAAGAAGTCTCGTAGGTTTTGCAAGAACTCTTTGATGCTATCTGCGTTAATCGTGTGATAAAACACCGCAGAATTCGTGACCCTGAATACTATAAAAATAGTGTTTCCGAACCTGTAAAATTTTGCGCCATTCTTGCGGTGTAGTGCTAAAGACTTCTTTGCATCCTCTATCGTGATGCTCTTATTGTTCCGCTTTATGTCCTTTGCAACTAACTCGCCAATGTTCACGCTGCTACATATTTACTATCGTCTACGTTGTTGGGGTGGAACTTTGGTAGGTAGATTCTAAGCATCGGCAATCCAATCTTGAACCCAACATAACCAAAGCACACCGCTAGGTCTTTCCATGTGGATACCTTCCACAACAACTTTTCTTCCTTGAGTTTCTTTATTGTGTAACTTAACAAGAACCCAATTACATACTTCTGGTTAACACGGGCAATCTTTCGTAATTCCTTACGCGACAGCCCCAGGTAATCCCACAGGTCTAGGGCTAGTGTTTTGTGCCCAAGTTCTTCCCTTGCGTGCCAACAGAACAGCTTGAAGTCTCGACCCTCTCTGGTTCCCCAACGGTCAATGTAAGACCTTGCCATGCAGGAGGCTAAGTGTTCTATGGATACCATAGTCCCTAACCAAAAGGTCATCCCCGGTCTGCGGTGGATTATCTTGGTATTCGCAAACTCTTGCTTCTCTGCATCTTTGAGGTTGTGCCTGTCGTTAAACGACTCATGGGCACTTGCGTGGGACATTTCCTCTTGGACAAACTTAATCATCCGTCTGCGTAAATCTTCGTCCTTTACGCTTGGCAGGTGGTGGTTAATGACTGCGGCAAAGGCTTTCTCCCACGCTGGGAAAATAACGCTAGACGCATTTCCGTAGTGCGTCCACACCGCCGAGTTGTCACACCAGTAGGTCAAAGCAATAGACCCCCTAGACCACCAAGAATTGCGCCTGTCTGCGACCCAGAAAGACCTCCAATACCGCCAAACATACTTCCCACCTGAGAACCAAGCATTGCCCCGCCCAAACCTTGCGTAAGGTAGTTTGTCTTTGGCTCTGATGGTGGTGGTGCAAACTGCGAGCTTCCCATCGGGGTTCCGTAGACAGAGGACAAGAACCCTTGTAACTGCTGATACGGAAGTTGTTGCGAATACTGGTATCTCTGCATTGCCTCTTGCAACGGTTTGGCTGCAATTGCTTCCCGCGCTGCACCAACTTGAGCCAACGTCTGAGCTGGTAGGAAGGAAGACTGATAGAAACTTGGGGCGGCTTGAGCCAACGCTGCCTGTCCAAGTTGCGCCTGTTGTTGCAATGCACGCTCACGGGCGTAGTCTTGACCAATGATGTTGGCAGAAACGTCGCCTAAAGCCCTTCCGTAGGCTTCCGTAGCCCCACCAAGGGCACGCTCCATCGCGCCTGACCCGTAGCGTCCAGCGCGTGAGTAGAGGCTTGCGATACCCGGAACAATCTGCTCCCCATATTGTTGTGTAAGCGGGCGTGCAGCGGCTTGAACCATAGCCTGTTGGTATGGGTTGCCTTGCAAGAACCCGCCTGCGGCGGTCTGCCCAATCTGCCCCAAGGACGACAGGTAGCCTTGTTGCCCCGCGCTTATAAACGGAGATGCCGCACCCGCTAATTGCTCTTGCATCGCCAACGCCTGTTCGGTCTGCTGGCTTGGGGAGACGTACATCTGCCCAGGGTATAGGCTAGGCTGTGGCTCTCCGAAGAAAAGTCTCTCTGCCCTCTGTAAACCCATCTGGAGGTACGGTGCTAGGCGTGGGTCAATTCTTGACTCGCCACTAGCTGCGCCACGGGCGGGGGATAATTCACTAGGAGAACCGCCTGGAATGGTAGTTGGCGCAATCGCCGTGGGTGTCGCGGTGGTTGGTGTAACCGCCTGTCCAACTTGCTGTGTCGCTACCGGTGCTACTGGAGCAAATGCCGACCCAAAAAAGTTGCCGAACATTCCGGTCGGTAATGTTGTTCCACCCGTTTGTGGCTGGGCGACAGCAGAGACGTTAGAGAATGAAGACATATATCACCTATTATAAAGATTATCCAACCAAAATGTAAGCATAAGTCTTGTTCGCCGTGGCGTTAGAAAAATGCGTAATCGTTGCCTGTCCCTGCTGTTGGGCAGAGACGTAAATGTTTGAGTAAGCTGACGGTGCTACATACTGCATGGTAGCGATGACCGACGGGGTTGCCGGTGTGTCTGGGCTAGTCCTAGTCGGCAACTGCTGAATACTGACTGTGGTGTCATCCGTTGCCCACATGATTTCCATGTAGTCATTGGGGTTCAGTTCTATAAAGTAATTCAACGCCGCAATAATGTGTCCGTCTACACCGCCGTGGCTGTTTGGGACTGAGTACCGGCTGTTAGAGCCAGCGATATTCGTCCCGTTCTTGCGAAACCACACATCAATGTCGTGAATCTGGCTGTCGGTATTGACGAACTGCGCACTGAATTGCAGGTTATAAATCCCGTAGTTCCGCACGTTCATTCGGGAACTATTAGATAAATACACACCGTTCGAGTAATCCGTGGTGTTAAGCGTCATGGCATACGCCGTGGTCGTATCAGCCGCCACTTGGTCGGTAGAGTCCTGAAACGCGCCGTAGGGGGCAGAGTCCGCTTCTGCCGCGTTTGAGAACGGAATCAGGACAATTTTTGTATCTACGGAAATACGCTCGTCGTACAGGGTAGTCGTCGTAGCATTGCCCGTGGCAAGCGTAATCGTCCCCGTATTATTGGACTTGCCGTTCATCAGGTTGTTGACCACCTCGGAAATCTGCCGCGGGTCTCCACCTTGGTACGGTAAAACACGAAACATTATCTAGTCCCTGCTTGTTGAATCTCTACATCCATCCCAATAGCTGTCGTCCAATCGCCCGACGGCTGGAGTTTTACCCTGTGGTATCTGCCGTAAGACCTAGTGCCTATGCGGTTCTCGCTGTTGGCAGCGGAAACCGTAGGAAAGGACACGGTCTGGTTCAGTTGTAGCCTAGAAGCCACAGAAGCACTACCCGTCCCGTTGTCTACGATTGGTTTTAGCATGGTAACCATTGACTGATTTGCGTCTGCGGAAATATCTGCCGTTTCAATTGTGGCTGTCTTTGGAACGCCAGTAAAGGTAATGAGTTTTGAGCCGTTAATCCCCAGAAGTAGCAGTTTCCCGCCTAGCCATGTCCTGCTGTCTAGCGGTATATCCAAGGCATCAAGGCTTGCGCTAAACGCGTCCAATCCCTCTAGGGTTATGGATGGCGTAGATACTGGAGCAACGCGGGTTGCCGTTGAGTCTGAGTACGACCACTTGCCCGTAGGAACGTGGTAGACCAAAACCCTGTAATTTGTGTCAATTGTCGGGTATCCCCAGACCACCAAGTTGTTAATAGGGTCGATGGCGGCACTCATGTTCCCCAAATCCGACTCTTTTAGCGTGTTAAAGAAGTACCGATTGACCTTCTCCGCGCCTATGTTCTTTAGGTTCTGCCCGTCGCAAGCGTAGAACCCGTCGTCGCCCAAGAAATAGGTGATTCCCTGCCATTGGATGACCGAGTTTGGCTCAAAGCACCCACGGTTCCTAGCAATGTTGTCAAACTGGAATATCAGCGGGGTTCCAACGTAGGACATCCGCACGATACTGCGCTCTAGCAGGACTAACCCGAACTCGCCACCCGTGACACCCTGCACAAAACCGCCATCAGGGATGTCCTGAAAGTCCGCTTGCGTTGTGGCAGAGGTAGTCCACGTTTTCTCGTTGTTAATCCCCGACCATTGGATACGGCTTTTGTTGTCCGACTGATAGCCAGACACCACAAAGTCCCGCACCACGGTCACAAACTTGGCCTTGGGAGCGTCTACCGCTAGGTTTGCAAAGGTAGTCCCCGACATAACGTCGATGTACTGCATGGTATTGGACTCGTTAGCCGCAATCAGGGAGTTACCGAACTGCGTAAACTTCCACCCGCTTGTCCCGCTATAAGTTGCGGCAGAAATGTCGTCCCAAGTGAAGTCATTGGTGTCTAACTTGAACAACCGAGTCGTGCCGGCGGCGTAGATACTTGTAATACTGTTGGTGTCCTTGGCGGCAGCGGCAGCCGTCAGGTTTTGAGGGGCGGCAGAAGAGTAATCTACTTCCTCTGGGAACGGGCCATAGCCCACCGCTTTTGGAAAACAGTTTTTAGCCGTGGTCAGCGCACCGATAACCCCTGGCTGGTCAGGTAGCCACTCTCCAAAGGTAACTCTTGTTATTGCCATGTGTTACTTCCCGAAGATTGTTGTGTCCAAACGTCGCTTTGTGCTGGTATTGGTGTCCATGTGTCCGAACTAGTCGATGCCTGTGTCCATGTGTCGCTCTGAACACTAGCGGCAGACCATGTATTTGGCTGGTCTGGGACTAAAACCCACTCCTCGCCAAACTTGTAAAGTGTGCAAGTAAGCTGTGCATTGCTCGCCACCTGCCCTGAAACTGTGTAAATAATCCCCGCAAGCGCGGTTAGCGTGCCTACTGCGGAAACATTTGCCTGTGCGCCTACCTCGAAACCGGCGGTAGCGGTTAGGAATCCCTCTGCCGTAATCGCGCCATCTACTATTCTGAGCCTTACTGCGTCCGCAGAAGCAGTCCCAGAGGCCGTAATATCGCCTACAACCGTCCGTAATCTCGTGGCTAGTGCCGTGGCACTTCCCACCGCAGTAATCGTCGCAGAGGGGCTTACAATGGTGTTAGCAGAGGCGTTCACAAACCCTGCGGAGGCTATGTCCCCGACAACGGTTCTTGTCCGTGTAGCGTCTGACACAACACTTGCCACGCCTGAAATCGAGCCTACAACCGTTCTGGTTAGCGTTCCGTCTGCGGATACCGCACCAGCACTATCAATCGCACCGTTAACAGTACGCTCACGCACGCCTGCAACTACCACCTGACCGTTGGCGGTAATAATTGCCTGCGCGGTCTTGGAGAACTCAGGTATTGCGTTGACCGTACCCACGCCAGTAATGACTTGGGGTTGGTAAACCAAGCAGATTTCTGTGTCAGGCGAAGTCCAGATGGGGCTATCTAGGCTAAACGCTAGTGCGTCAATGCTAGTGCTGAAATAATCTAACTGCTCTAGCGTAAACGGGCCTTGAATCCCGCAGTCCATCCAGTTCGCGTCTAGCGTGAACGGTAAATCGTCCAGACTCCCGAAGCGGTCTAGTTCTTCAAGGGTCAGTAATGCCATTTAGTCCAGCGTAACGGTCAGGTTGCCAGAAGTAATCTTGAGAATGTCGCCCGTGTCAATTGTCTTAGCAGTCGTCAAGGCTGTGTGCATGAGCAGGTTGCCGCTAGTAACCGCGTCCAGAATCCCGATGTAGCCCACGGAACCCCATGAAGCCGTACATTGCGGGAATGTAACGTCTGCGCTAGAGGTAACGATTCCACCAGAAGCCGTGGTCACGGACAGGACTTGGCGAGCATAGGAGCCACCAGAGACTTCCGTACCCGAGCCAGCGTCCGTTGGGTCAGATGTGTAGAGTCCAACGTACACCGTCGTCGGGGAGGTGTAAGAAGTGTTGCGGAGAACATGGTCTAGGACTTTGTTCTCTAAGTAGTTGCTAAATTCTGCCATTTTATTACCTCGTTGTAACGGTCATAACTAAGGGAACACCAGAAAACTCACTCTCCTCGTCGGAGGTGTTGATTCGTGCAATTGCTTGGTTGTAGAGGCTTGACCACGTTTGTGTACGCGGGTCGTTCATAAGGTACGGCTCTGCCTCTAGGAGCGAGGCGTAGAGCAGCGCGTCTGGGTAGTTAGCCAAGAACTCGTTGCTAGTATTGCCTGACGATAGTTCTGCGGGCTTGAAGTAGTAAAGCATCTGCAAGACGTAGGCACTATCTGGCTTGGGCGCGAACTCTAGCTCGTTGCCCCGCATGGTGTAGAACACCGGCAACCCAATCTGGTCTGCGCGGGCGTTGCTAGAGAAAATGCTTGGTGATGTGTAGGTGACTACCGTTCTCGGAAGCCCCTGAATAAACACATCGCGGATAGAGAGAAAGTCGCTTGGCAGTCCTACCGTCGGGTCGTTCACGGTCATATTTGCCGTGGCCGTTTTGAGCATCCTGCGGGTACGAATGTCGCGGGATAGGCGCAACTCCGCTAGGCTGATAAAGTCGGGAATCTGGCTGGTAAGGTCACTCCGTCCGAGGTAGTTCGCTACCGATGTCTGGAGGTCGCTGAAATTCGCTAGGGCCATTGTAGTCGTTCCATGAATAAGTGTAAGACCCAACGTGCCCAATTGCGTTGGACAGGTTGTGGTCTAAATAAGTATCGAATCCTGCGTCTTTTGCCTTGATGCAGAAGTACACATCTTCCCCTAGCAAC